AAAGGATAAATTACCAGCCTATACTACATTTTTGGAATGGCTTGAAGAAGATAATGACTTGGCAAACCAATACGCGCGCGCGATGGAATGGCGCGCCGAAGGGCTTTTGGAGGACACAATCGACATTGCAGACGATACGAGCAACGACCTTATTATTGACAAAGAGGTTGAAGGCATCCGCATCATGAAGCCCAACAAAGATCATATTCTTCGCGCAAGGTTAAAAATTGAGGCCAGGCAGTTCGCCCTCAGGAAGATGGCTCCCAAAAAATACGGCGAAAAGCTTGATGTAACGACTGGCGGGAAGGAGCTTACAACGTCTAAAATTGATTTAAGTTATAACGGTTCTCTCGTCAATTTACGTGGAATTTAACATTTCGTCGCTTTAGCAAAAGTGTTTCCCCGTGAAAAGGGCTATTAAAGTTAAATGAATTAAGAGTATTAACAGTCTCGGACAGTCTAAAATTAACATATGAACTTTGATCCGTCTCCGCTCTTTTGGACAATGTGCAAGCTTTACGAGCAGCATTTTGTTTTAGTTCCGAAATCGGAGCGGCAGCGGCTGACGATCTGCAATGAGGGGTCTACACGATCTGGAAAAACGTGGGACTTCTTTCATTTCTTAGTTGCTATCTGCGATCAGAACAGGCAGAAGAATCTTGAGATATATATTTACCGAGACACGCTAACGAATTGTAGGGACTATACACTAAAGGAATTTCAGAAGTGCCTAAAGATGATCGGGGTTTATAATGACGACCTTTTAGTTGGCTACGGACAGAAACCAAATTATGATTTGTTTGGCAATCAGGTTTACTTTAGAGGGTTAGACTCAGGTATTGAAGCTCAGCCCTCAGACATTTGTTTCTTTAACGAAAGTCTGGAGATGGATGAAGAACCGGTATCCAACGTCTTGATGCGCTGCCGGCAGATGGCTGTTTTTGACTGGAACCCTAAATATACCGCGCATTGGTGCTTCGAGATGGAGGGCAGGCCCAACACATTCTTCACATTAACAACGTACAAGAACAACAAGCACTTAGAGCAGACTATAATTAACGACATTGAAAGCTGGTGCCCCTGGGAATTTGAAGACTTAGAAAAACCAGAGCCGGAACGCCGACCTAACTTGAAAAACATACAATCCGGCACAGTAAACCGCTTCCGGTGGTTGGTATATGGTCAGGGTGTACGATGCGCAATGGAGGGGCTTGTGTTCCCGGATGTTACCTATATTTCAGAGCTGCCCAAAGACGTTGAAAAATACTGGTACGGGCTTGACTACGCCAACACGGTAGGAACATATGCCTTTTCTGAGTGTTGCAACAAAGGTCGGAATCTTTATTTCGACTGCCCGATTTATGTTAAGAACCTGAACAGCTTAGAGGATTTTTACACAGTCTTCAAGAAGCATTACGAAACAAAAAAGAATGAGCGGCCCGGGCAATGGATAGTCATTTGCGATTCAGCCAAGCCGCAGAACAAAACGGACCTTAATGGCTGGGCTTCGAGGGATGGGCTTAACGCCGTCTTCTTAGACTGCAAGAAGTTCGCAGGGTGCGTTACGTGGCGAATAGATTTAATCAAGCGTTATTCTATTCACTTAGTCAACCGTGAGCACATAAGAAAAGAACAGGAAAACTACTTCTATCAGAAAGTGAACGGCATTGAGCTGAACGAGCCGCTTAAAAATGGTTTTGATCACTTTTGGGATGCGGCAGGTATGAGTATTCAATATGAACAGGAATTAAGATGAGCATTATAAGTAAGTTATTCAAGAAGAGCAGAATTATAGATGCTCAAAGCTACACGAGTCCCGTTTATGCGCTGTATTCAAACACAGCTAGGTACATAACTGGAGACGGTGTGAACTTTCAAACTAACTCGTACCGATACTGTCCACCACTTCAGGGCGTGATACAGAAGCGAGCAAATGCTCTGACAAGGGGGGTGATTCTCCCTGTTGACGAAAAAGATCAGGTAGTAACGTCTTCGGCCTTTAACAAGGACATGAAGATACTCAGCCGCCCCAATCAGTTTCAGAACATGACTCAATTTTTGGGAATGATCGAAACGATGATCTGCGTGTATGGGGTAGCATACATTTACAAGATTAAACCTTTAGGATTCAAAGAGGCAAGCGGGTTTGTGGTCATACCGAACACGTGCATTACACCCTCTTACAAGACCTCTGTTAATATCTTAGATAATCAGAGCGGTATTGTGGACAGTTATACATTGAACCTATACGGGATGTCTTTTGTTCTCAAGGATGAGGATGTAAACCTTATTACCGAGGTTAGGGATTCGACTGTAAATACAATGAATGCCTACCAACCAAAATCGAGGCTGGACGCTTTAGAATACCCGATCAAGAATATTGTTGCCTCTTTGGAATCAAGGAACACTATCATTGTGCGCAGGGGGGCTGACGTTATTATAAGCCCGAAGAACGGGGACACGGCCGCTATTATGTCCGTTATGACCCCCGCAGAGAAAAAGGCCCTGCAAGATGAGTATGCCCGCTATGGAACGTTGGGGGAGCAGTGGCACACGATGATTGCCCGTGTTCCCATGGACGCGGTAAACATAGGTCGTTCTGTTCAGCAGTTGGGATTGTTCGATGGTGAGAATGCAGACCATAGAGCTATTGCTTCGGCTTTTGGCGTTCCTGTGCCTCTGCTCTCGATGCCAGACACAGCGAAGTACTCAACCTACGGAGAGGCAAAGAAAGAGTTATACGAAGACACGATCATACCTGAATCGCAAGTTATAAGCGAGATGTTAGACGGGCTTTTTAATACCTCAACGAAAGGGTATAAGTTTTACTTCGATTACTCGATGTTGGAATGTATGCAGAAGTCAGAGAAAGACAAAGCCGATGCTTTAGGGGCGATGGTTAAGGCGTTAAATGAGGCAGTAAGTGCTAACCTTATGGGCCTTGATGAGGCGAAGAAGTTATTAACCGATTACACAAATTAAAATGGATAAGGAAAAATTGGCCGAGGCCATAAAGATAAAAGAATCCCTAAAGGGTAAAATGGTAAAGAAATGAATATACTCGAACTCAGCAGAGAAGACAGGTTTGAATACCTAAAGAAGAACTCTAAGGCGTTGATAACGCTAAAGAAAGCATCCATAAAGACAGCCGATTGTGTTGTTTCGAATCCGATGCTAATAAAGAGCGAGGGGGCAGACAAAGCCGCAGGCGAAGAGGGGGCGTATGAGATAGCCGCCAATACTTGTATGTATATCGACGATCAGATGGATGCGCTTGCACCCGGTGCTGCCACGAAGTCCATAAGCGAGAACCTAAAGAGGGGAACGATCTATTTCCTAAAGAACCACGCACGAACAACGGACAGCATCATAGGTAGGTTAAAGGATGCATACTATAAGCAGTTTCCATTGTCTTCGTTGGGGTATGACGCAGAGGGTATGGCTGACGTGCTGACTATTGTAGGAGAGCCCGACGAGGAACTGGACGCGAAGACTTACGGCCTGTACAAAAAGGGTTTTGTCAAGCAACATTCGATCGGGCTTCAGTATGTGAAGATAGACCTTGCCGTTGATGATCCGACGAATGCACAAGGTTATAAGACGTGGCAAGCGCACTATGACGAGATAATAAATAAAGATGTTGCCGACAGATACGGGTTTTTCTTTTACGTTTCAGAGTTTAAACTCTTTGAACTCTCTGCCGTACTTTGGGGAAGCAATGATCTTACAGGAATAATCGAGCCGGGTAAAACCACTCATGAGGATAGCCGCAAAAGCACTATCGACAAAAGCGAATTTCAAACAATTTTTAGTAATCAATTAAAACAACTATGGACAAAGACGAATTAAAAAACGTTATCAGTGAGCAGTTGGATAGCTTTAAAAAGAGCCTTCCGAACTTCATTGACGAAAAGTCCCTTGATACTGCGTTCAGTAATTTCCGCAGTGAGATTGAGGGCAAATTTGGCGATGCTGTTGAAAAAGGAATCAAAGACCTTTCCGAGGCAGTAAAGAAACAAGGGGAGACCCTTAGCGCAATGAAAAACCAGAGCGCAGGAAAGAGCAAATCTTTTGAGGACTTGCTGAAAGATAAATCCAGCGAGTTTGAGGCTATGGTTAAAGCCGAGGGTGAGGGAAAGATAAGAATCAACACTTCGTTGAAGACCGTTCAGTCTTCGAATGTGGATAGTGATACTAACGCTTTCCGCGATCAGAATGTTGGTCAGATTCAAAGGGGTATGCCCTATATGAGGGATTTGTTTCCTAAAGTATTTCTCTCTGGTGGCACTCACGGGGATGTTAAGTGGTACGAACAATTAGCTGTTACCAATAACGCTGGTAATGTTGCCGAAGTACGCACCGCGCCCACCGCTTCCAACCTGACCTGGGTAGAAAAGACCCTGAACAGCCGTAGGATTATGGACTGGTGTAAGATTTCTGTTGATTCATTGAAAGATATCGCCTTTGTAAGGGGTGAGATCACCGCTTTGATTAACAAGAATATGAAGATCAAAGAAAACTCACAGCTGCTTTCAGGTCTTGGCACAGGTAATGAAATCGCTGGTATCAATACCTACGCAACAGATTTTGTTACCACAGGAGTAAGCGTTAAGGATGCTCAGTTGGTAGACCTCATCAATCAGGCAGGCGTACAGATTGCCGTTGATATGTTGGGTGGTGCGCTGCCAAACTACTGGGTGGCCAATCCTGCCGACGTACAGAAGTATATCCGCTCCAGAAAAGATGCTAATAACAGGTATCTGTTTGAATCCTGGGCTTTGGGTGCTAATCCTACTATTGGAAATATGCAGGCCGTAGAAAATGCCCTTGCACCTTCGGATACTCTCTTAGTGGGTGACTTCAACCGTGCCACTCTCTACATTTGGGATGACCTTGTAATAGAGATTGCTCAGATTGAAGACGACAAAAAGACTGGTCTTACGACCATCATCGCCTACTTGAGAGAAAACCTCAGAGTAAATGACGTGGACAAGAAAGCCTTTGTAAAGGTTGATTCTATCGCCACCGATCTTGCCGCCATTACTGAATCTGTTTTAGCTGGAGGTGAATAATGAAAAAGTTAATAGTATTCTTAGTAATTTGCGCTGTTAGCTTAGCTATGAGTGCGCAGAAGAGTTTGGGCAATGCCTATGGAGCTTCTTTAAGTGCTTCTTTGGATAGTGCCGATGTTGAGAACTTTGAGATATTTGTCAACAAAGCTGAGATGTTGTATTACAATATCGCAGTTATTGGTGACAGTGTTTCCTCTCCAAGTGTTACGTTCCTCTTACAAGGTAAGGACTTCGATCATCAGAGTTATACTAATATTGATACAGTTACCTGGACTGGGACTGCCGACACAAGTTTTGTTTTTTCACAGGAAGACACAAAGCAGGCGTATAGGTATTATAATGTAAAAGCTACCGTTGCCGATGGTAAATGTGTTGTGACCACAAAATTCCAATTCTTAAAATGATCGACAATACATACTTCGTTGGGATATTAGATGTTCCTAACCAGACGACAGAGGTTGGGGGTGTTACTGACACCTCGAATCTCACCGCTCTGAACAGGGCGATAGAAATCTATCAGTCCGAGTTTATGCGCTTATTGGTTGGTGATCTTTATGCTGATTTCTTAAAGAATGAAGACGGCAAATGGGATGACCTTATCGTGAGGCTTGTAGATTCTGATTTGAAGATATCCCCGATAGCGAATTATGTGTTTTTCAAATATTATCCGCAGCTCACCACTCCCAACACGGGCGTGGGGGTTGCGTATAATAAAGTCGAGAATCAAGGTATCGACAATCGGAGGAGATTGACAGAAGTTTGGAACGATATGATTCTTTTTTTAGAGCGTTACGATGGTGTATTGGATTATCTTTATGATCACCGTAGCGACTTAGAAACCGATCTATTGCTTCCTGATTATTTGTTCTTCCCTTATAAGGATTCACCTTTTGCGATGATAGGATTATGATACAAGACCGCGTTAAAGAACCTGTTCAATATGCAGAGAGAAAGTATAAGCAGCTTTTCTGCCTTGCTTCGGATGAGTATAAACTCTTATCCACCGATGGCGATAAGAACCTTAGCCTTCCTTTCGAGCAGAACACTTTCACGCTGAAGTATAAATACTCCACCCCTCAGGAATGGATAGACGAGCTATGTTCTGTCTCTCAGGGTCAGGCGCAGAAACGTTATCCATTCCTTTATGTCAACTCTATGCGGATAGATAGAAAGGATGATATTGTTGAATTTGGGGAGATCGTTATTGCCACACTCTCTAAGCCGAACTGGAAGACAACGCAAAGAGACGAGTACAGCTTCCGCCCTGTTCTTAACTTACTGTATGACCTTTTTATTGACGGGTGTAAGGTGAGCAGGGAGTTTTCGCTGATTAGTCAAGGTTCGAGGAAAGACCATTATTTTTATGGTCGGCAAGGGTTGTACGGTGGTGAGGCTAACAAGTTTTCCGATTATGTGGATGCGATAGAAATAAACAATTTAAAAATCAGATTATACAAAAAATGCTATGATTAGTAATGCAGATTTATGTTCCGTTAAAAGCGGAAACACAGGCTGGGAGAATTGCGGCATAGATATAGAAAGGATAAAATCCATTCTTATTATGCCCCGCTCGCTGGCCTTTGACGCAGACGATATTGCTTCGGATGCCGATTTGATTGCCGCCCTTCAGGCCGCCACCGTTGCCGATAAGTCGGGGCGGTTGTATCCCCTTATGAACAGGGTGGTGACGATGACCAATAACACCGCCGAACCCACTCAGGACACGGCGGGTTATGGTAACCTTATGGGTGTGATCTTCGGGAAGCACAACTTCCAGATGAGGATTGACAACAATGGGCTGCACTTGTTCCAGCAGTTGTTTAAATTTAACAACAACAAAGGGCTGTCGTTTGCCTTCATTGATGGCAATGGTAAGTTGTTCGCAAGAAAGTATTCAACAGGATTCAAAGGTATGCCCGGGCAGATTATCGTAAACCAGACTATGCCTGCCGTTGATGCTACCGTGATGACACAAAACCTGAGTATCATCCTTGACGAAGAAGACGCCATAATGAACGATGCCAAGTTGTTCGTTTACCCGTTCTCTTCGGATTACG